CCACCCATCATCTTGTGCTGCCCACCCATCATCTTGTGCTGCCCACCCATCATCTTGTGCTGCCCACCCATCATCTTGTGCTCCCCACCCATCATCTTGTACTGCCCCCCCGTCATCTTGCACTGCCCGCCCTTCATCTTTCGTGTGGAGTTCATCTATACTTAAAAGCTAGAAAGGAATTCGTGGAGATTCTCCTGATAAAATCTCCCTTTGAAGTTTTTCCATTGTTTTCAAATCGTATACACCTGCAAAATGTACTAATAAACATCCTGGTTCCCAAAGACGTTCACCAGGTAGACCACGTAAATACGCATTAAAGCGCCAATGTTCCGCTGTAGTTTCTGTTTTTGCTAAATCTGCCGGAACTGTTTCAAGAAGACGAATCATTGCCGCATTTTCCCACCAAATGTGATAAGTCAAATCTACTTGTTCTCCTACACGCCGCCACCAATCACGAAGCCAAGGTCCATTTCGCATAAGCATATTTCCAGAATTCAAATGTCCACACGAATCAATTGTCATTAGTAAATCTTTCTTTTCCGGTAAAAAAGGAATAACGGCATCTTCAAGACGTAGTTCCGGATTTGTTATCATTACGTCTGCGTCGGAAAGAAATACGAGTTCTCCGTCATCGAGTGATTTCAATACACTAAGAACAAATCCGACTTTTGACCACGGAATAGGTTTCTTACGATCCCAGAACTCTTCTCCGCCTTGAATGTAACGATATCCGTGTTTTGCTGCATATGCTTCTTTAGAGTGTAAAGCAGGTGCCAAGCTTTTTCTAAAATCTACCCCGATTGCCAAAGTGAGTATGACAACCATTCTGCGGTTACTTATAGAATATTCTTTACGCCATATAAAGAAATGCCTGAATCCGGTTCTACAGATGCAAAACAATGTCCTTGGTGTGGGCGATGGGCTTTGAAAGATGCTGCCTGTGATTATGTATTTTCATGCGGCTTAGATCACACGAATACATTCCAAGTGGGGAAAGGATGTGGTAGAACGTGGTGTTGGACGTGTGGAAAGAAATATTGTAGTCCATATACCGATCCGATAAGTGGACTACGGTTAGTTACCGCAAAAGATACACACGACCCCTTTTGTTGTAGGAATGAAAGTGGTTTCAAACAAGAAGAATATTGTGGAGGTGGACATAGTAGCCATTGCTCAAAAAGATGGGACTAAAGTAGAATGCCATCCAGTTCTAGAAGTAAAACGAGAAGACGAGCTTTATCTGCTCCTCCAATGACACGGAAACAGAAAATATTGTATAATATGTATAGGAAGATAACAGGGCTTAGTGTAAAACCTTCGTATCCTATTTTGAGCTTTAAAAAATCTCAAACACGCAAAGCAACGCACTATTGAAAAATTGATATTCTGGTCAACGGCTAGTTTATTAACAAGCCTGTATGACGTATACATATCAGAAAAATGCGGAAGGATTGTTTGTCTGTGGTATATGCCAGGCAGTCAAGAAGAATCAGAATACAATGCACTATCATATGAAGAAACACGAGGGTCATCTTCCTTTTGAGTGTAAGATATGTAAAAAGGAGTTTCTTCATTCTCAGACATTAGCTCTTCATATTTCTGCGCGGCATTCTAAAGAAGAAGCTGCGAATCTTAAATGCCCGTGTTGCTCTTATAAGACACTTACAAGAGCAAATCGGATAATTCATTTCATAAGGAAACATTGTGAAGAGGAATTGAAATTGTTTTCAAAGTCTAGTCTTACGTGTCCAACGTGTAAAAAAGAGTGTAATAGCCAAACTGCATTCTTGTATCATATTGCAAGTTCATGTATTACACTTCCTGAAACAAAACAGGCACTTCTGAAAGAGTTACTTTAAAGTAATTAAGAATTCAAATCCGGCATTTTTTCTTCTATTATAAAAAATTATTTCTATCAGTTATAATATTACATATTTAGAATGGATAATATGTTTGGAATGATAAACGGAAAGTATTTTGGAGAACCACCTGTGTATGTAAACAAAAATTTTTATAGCGGAGAGTTTATACTCTTCGCTATAAAGTTTTTCCCATTTTTCTTAGTAAAAGTGTCTATCGGTCTAAAATCAGGAAAAAATTGATAAAATAGCTCCCCATATTTTTATCCACCGTTTCCTTACGATGTCAGATATCATCTCCTTAAAAGATTTCAAGTTTAAACCCCGTATGGTTGTCTTTGACTGTGATTGGACCTTGTATCCATATGACTGTGATAAAGATCGCATAGCACCATTTGAAAAAACTGCTACTGGTATCTGCGACAGATATGGTGTAAATTCAAACCCGTATACTCATGTATCAAATATCGTAGGAGCATTTGTAGATGCTGGGGTCGATGTCGCGTTTCTATCACGTAATCCCAGCTCAAGTTCTATTGAAAACTTGTTGAAGACCATTCCCTTGAACTCTGCCTCTAAATGGCGAACTAGTCTGTGGGATGCTATGCCTAGTAGGGATTACTTTCACGCATATAGCAGTGAAGGATATGGTAGGGGAAAAGATTTACATTTCAAACACCTGTTTCACTTGTCTAATATTTCACCTCAAGCGACTCTATTCTTTGATAACTTAGATGATAATATTATTGCAGCAGAAGCTATGGGCATCATTTCGGTAAATGTCAAGAATACAGGTCTTGATTGGAACGCAGTGGAGGTAGGCTTTGACCTTTGGCAAGATAAGGCAAGTGAATATTATGGACAGTGTTCGTATTGTAAATTACCAATGTATCAATGCAGAGATCAGGGAGACCACAGTTTTGATATGCGTTGTTAATAACCTCTAGCCACCCCCATATTAAGACGTTCACGTGACTCTTCTGTATTTGGTTCCTGTCTTGTCATTGTTTTATATCTAGCTTTTACTGCCTCTTTTATGACATTACAAATTTTAGGTCTAGTAAATGAAGAAAAACGATATACACACATTTTTCTATACCATTTTGTTAAAGGTTTTTCGTCTTGTTGGCCCAACGGCTTCGTTGCTTCTGTCTTTTCAGACTGCTCAGGCGATATTTTCGCGGTGGCTTTGTTCGTGCGCGGTACATCTGCGCCTTGTTCATCATTTATAAAATCTGTTTTATTATACTTTTTATAATGGTCATATATATCATCGGCTATTTGAGGATACGATACTAAAATGTCTAGTGTTTTACCCCCTCCTTTTTGTCGTAGTTTTCTTGTTTCTCGTTTTTTTATAGAACGCCTTACTTTTGTTTTTCGTAACATTCTATATTTTCTATATATTATCTGTAAGAAAGCTCTAGTAATAACCGGAGAGAATGTCTTATACTTCAGGAGATTTGACAAATGTCTGTGAAACTACTATAAGTTTATACAAGTGATATCCAAACGCACCAAATGCCAAAATAAGAAGCATATCATACGCGGGACGTTCTGTCTTTTTTTCATAGAAGCCAATCCACATTAATAGGGGTGCCACGAATAGAACGTGAATAATATTTATCCATATTACCGGAGACTTTGCAAAATAGCGTCCAACAGCTTTATAGCCGTGATACAAAAGAACTAAAATGCCAAATCCAAACAGAACTTTATACACCCAATCAGGAGTTGCAGCGCGATTGAACCCTATCCAAAGTAGAAACGGTACAAACAGGACAACGTGTAAAACACCTATTAGTAAAAATGAATCCATCTCTGTCTTGGTAGAGTTTTTTTGACTACTATTCCAAACGCATATCCTACTGCGAATTCACTAAGATCCACGAGTACATTTTTTTCAAAGGGATCTTTGAGCTGATAAATAATAAAAAGAGGAGTTATCCACCAAATCCATACTGCAAGAACTCCAAACGCAACATGCCAAAAAGAGTTCATTCCATCTGTAAACAGACGCCGCATCTATTTAGCAGCTAGTTGTTTCAAGGAATCGTAATTTGTACTCACATAATATACAACTATAAGAGATCCTATTGCCATTGCGATTTGTACTAGAGTTTTATCTTTCATCTATATTGACATTACATATGAGAGCGCACCCATTCTTCTACTTTCTCATTACTTGTAGATTTAAGCGTATCTACTACTTTTTTATTTTTCACAATAAGAAACGTAGGGATTGAATATATTTTACAGTAGCCAGGTGTGTAGTTATTTTGGTCTACATCGCATTTTAACCAATTCACTTCTGGAAGGGCCTCTTCTAATGCGGGTAAATTGAGTCGTTGACAAGCTCCACACCAAGTTGCTGTAAAGTAAATAACAGTAAATGCCGGAATTGTTGTGCCTTCAGGAACTGGTTGAAGCCCTATAAGTTGTTCAAACTCTTCCTGTGTCATTAAGTATTTCATTATATTCTGTTTACAGATTCTCCTTTAGAACGGATTAACGCGAGTCCTATTCCACCAAGAGTCACAACTGCGAGTGTTCCAAGAAAAACATTTGTTGCCGTATCATCGCTACCACCACCTTCTTGATTATTCATTGTTTCTTCGCCATTAAGGATCTTGTTTGCTATTACCTCTAAAGATGGAATCGCACCGCCTGTTTGTACTGTAGGAGCGGCAGGAGGTAAGGCAGAAGAAACTTCTGCCACATTTGATTTCAAAGAACTCATCAATTTAGGAAGAACTAACATACCACCAATCCCACCACCAGCTAATGCCGTTACTCCGCCAACAACTGTAAAAATCGTATTAACGATTGGCTTCCAAGCTGCCGTTACAACGGGTGGTAAATAATTTAAAAGACTATATGTACCAATACACGTTAGACCACCTATTACAAGAATTGATGTAGGTCCTATAGCGCCTTTTGCATATGTTTTATTTCCATCTTCTGTATCATATAATTTAGTATGAAGAGGTTTATTCGGATCAAACGTTGTAAAAGGTACTTTGAATCCTTCATAATGAAAAGCGGGGCTAAACATTTGTAATAAATCGAACAAGTACCAGAAGTTAAAAGATAAAAGCGTTGATAACCACCAAAGTTCAGGATAGTATGCCGTTATAAATGTATTAGCAAGAGTTATCCCAAATTGTAGACCAGCTTTCATAGCAAACCACATTGTAGAGCCGACCACAAGTAAATTCACACCACCAAGTCCTAAATATGAAAAGGGTGGATAAGGTATTCCTCCAGCAAGAATGAATAATCCTAACCACGGAATTGTTATGCCATCTTGAATGAATTTTGTAAAACCAGATTTGGTTGATGCGGCAGGATCTGTTGCATTTTGTAAAGCGGTTAGAGGATTACCAACAGGCACTTTTGGAAGCTTTAGAGATTTGGTTGTAGGTAATTTTGGAAGTGTTAGGGGATTGCCTGTAGGCAATTTTGGAAATGAGAACGACATTGCTAATGAGACCTACGAGCTAAATCTTGAAAAGAAGACCCGCAAATCCATTTACAACTCGCAATACATTATGATTTTTTGCATACACAATGATAGACGTCTTTCCACGTGTGGGCACATAGTTCGCATTAAAAATTTCTTGTGTTAACAAATTTCCAGCTGTGTCAGTTTTCTGTTTTCCATTTCTGTCAAGAAGTGGCACTATGAGTGTTGGTGTCTCATTAGAATCCGGGCGCAGATTTACTATAAGATTCATATTATCAATACGGCTCGCATTTAAAGAACCGGATGGTTGCATATCTTCTGGCCGGAGTGCGAAGCTATATAGATAAATAAACTGCTGTACATCCGTAGATGTATGGTATTGAAATGGCTGAGTCAGGCGAAAATATCCGGAGTCTCGCACTTCAAAGCGATCATACCCATCCACTTGAAGAACTGCATCTTGTAGAAGATCTCTTCTTGTGCCAATTTCGTGTGTAGATGTAGTACTGAAATTAAACCATTCGTGTGTTATTTCCATTAGATCGCGCCGGATTATCCAGAATATTTCTCGCAATGGATGATTGAATTCCATCCGAACATTTTGCGTATTAATCAGTTCAGGAATAGCAACTTTCGGAGTATATTGAATCTGCTCAATCAGATATTCGTGAGTGTTAGCAACAAAGCGTCGACGTTCCTCCGTATCGAGAAATATATAATCACCCCATAAACGTAGCTCCATTATACTTGTAGGTTCTGGCTGTATAGGAGCACACGTGGCAGTCGTATTAGAATTATCAATCATTCCTGCAAGATCGCGGATTTTCATATTAATGCGTACAGGATGATATTGCATAGCAAGAAGAGGAAGATAAAGTCCAGGATTTTTGTTAAACCAGAATTGTAAGGGTACGTATAACTTTAATGCCCCGTATTTATAAGTCCCTACTGAGCATGTTCCTGGTGGAAAAGTAACGGGAGGAGTATTTTGACCATCCATTCGCCCAATCATATTATTAAGGGCATCTCTCTGACCTGCACTCGTTGAAACTGTAGACCAAATATACATCCATTCTCCGGTTTGTTTATCGATTTGTTGCTCTCCTATTTCCAATGATATCTCTTCAATAATGGCATATCCAGCCGCATTCACATATGTCCCCGCCGTTCCATCAGACATTTTGACATATGGTAGAACTATTTCAAGAATCATTGGTCCGAGAAGATCTCCACGACGAGGTATAAGAGCTGTTACACGTTTTCCAAAATCGGGATCACCGTCAAAATATATTTGCTGCGATTCCATTGCAAAGTTAGTATATCGTCTATATACCATTTTGAACCACGTTATCTGGGGATTTCCAGTCAAAAAAACATCCTGTTTTCCTATTGCTACAAGTTGTAAGAGACCTCCACCACCTGGCATTCTAGTGTGATGTGCGACTTATTCAGTATATAGTATTCTTATCTGGATTAAAATGCCGCGCTAAAGTCATTACAAACTTATCTTTAGCTTTTCCAGATATGAGTCGGGCAAATACATTAGAACTACAACTTCAAGACCTCATTTTTTCCATAAATCCTCTTACTGCTCAGCCGTACCCACAGAACTCTTTTCAAGTCGCAGATGGACAAGGAACACGTACTTGGCAAAATGTATTTCAAACCATCAGCAGTCAATCAGCGGCAAGCGGCGTTACAGGGTTAGGATATTTGCCATCGAGTTTCGCACAGCTGTATGGCGCGGCATCATCTATTTCAACGATTGTCGCCACTAGCTATTCAACACTTTCCACACAAATCGGTAGTGGGGGTATACCGGGTAGTATTACATCGTTTCAACTCCAAAGCACAGTTAGTTGGATTCAAGGTCCTTCAAGATATATTAGCACTGGTGACTTAACTAGCACAATGACTCCGTTTTTTACCGGTTCTCTTTCTTTTATGTCAAATATTCAAAGTACTGTAAATGGTCTCGGATCATCTCGGTATATAAGCTCACCAACTCTGTTGAGTAGTTGTGTAGGTTTAAATAATCAGGACAGATCTACCGTCACTGGATTAGGCACACTGGGTTACATTAGTTCACTATCTTTACAGAGTACTGTTCAGAATCTTGGTCTTGCTTCGTATATAAGTTCACTTGCTCTTCAAAGCAGTGTTACAGGTATTCTATATCCACCCTCAATTCCTGGAGGAAGTTTAGGCGTCGTCGTAACAGGAACAACTGATCCTCCTTTTGTCAACTTTACCGCCTTAATATCACAATATCTTACAAGTACAAACTATATTAGTCAATCTAATGCGGCATATTATGGCGTGGTATTAGGTAAGAGTCTTCCCAGTACAACACTTGGTATTGTTTCATCTCTTGGCACATACGGTTATGTTAGTACACCAACTCTTTTGAGTACTAGTGCTGGGATTCAAGCTGCGAAACAGAATATATATATTGATAGGGCCGGCGCAATGAGTATTTATGGGTCTCAAGTCTATATTTCCACGGTTGGAGCTATCACATTTTTGAGTAGTTTCGTGAATTCTACACTCACATATCAAGGGCAAAATGGTGCTATGACAGGTAGTATAACAAATGATTCCAACTTTTCATTTTCATCTATAAATCTTCAATTTGATAAATTTTCCAGTTTAATAACTTCGGCGAGTCGTGTTACTGCCGAAATATATCCAACATTTCAGTTTGATTCTATTACAAATGGTTCCGTGACATCCAAATCATTTCTTATGAGTACGTGTGTACAATATGGTACGCGCTTTTTGAGCACATCACACGAAACACAAGTGGCAGGTATACAATCTGCAAATGGATATTCGAACTTCTTTCAGCAGCCTATAAAAATCTCAATTCCTGGTTCATACATAACAGGTGCCTATCAAAACCCTTATGTATTGACTCATTATATGCCAGGAGCTATTTCATTTAATACAAATGTTGGATTTCGTTCAGGGTCAATGAATACTTTTTTTGCTTCCACAAACTCGTATTTCTTAACAATTCAGAATCTGTCATTCTAAGACAGAAACAAATGGCCGCGAGTCTAAAAACATTTGATACTGATATTATTACACTCCGACAAATAAATGTTCGGTCTCCTACAAATCAATATATTTCAGCATCTAACGTATTAATATCTGATGGTGACGGGCGCGGCTATTGGAATTCTATTAGTTCTATTTTTCCTGTTCCATATGATACAATACGCGATGGAAATGGCTCTACAATGAATACACTTGGTTATGGAAATATTCTAACTATTAGTACGACAGGTATTCAAGGACTATTATCCGCATATGTGAATACGAGTAACAGTACATTTACATTTACTAATGCAGCACCAAATCTTCTTG